TATTTCCATAAGGCTGGATGATCAGCAAGGTTTATGTTCTCTATTAATTTGCACCTGAAGTCTTCGGAATGTGAATATATGCCGATACAGTCATAGTGGTTTAGGGCACAGCAGTATTCCAGAACCTTCGAAACATTTATGTGACCACCATTAGCCACATAATCTGCAATTAGGTTGTGGTCTTCTTGTTGCCTTTCCACACCACTCGTTGAGACGCCATAGAGCATTGATGCGAAAGAAAATTTTGAGGAAACTGAGATGACAGTGTTTCTAACTGTCCACTGAGAGTTGAACTCCTCAAAATCCGTAGGTACTGAAGGCGTACTTTTAGAATCAGAGATCTTTGCACACATCAGTGGGTATGACATAGTCAGGACTCTCGAACATATTAGTTGACCAATCCGCATCTTCTTTAACGTTTTCTCATCTGTGCTAGAAGACACTGTGTTTATCATTGAAACATCATCCGATGAGCACTTGGTGGTGATTGTGACAGATTTTGCTCCGGACTTCAACATGATGAGTTTGAATATTTTCTCCATGACGAGTAGGTGACCGGCATGGCAAACGGTTGTGACATAGTGAAAGATTCCCTGCATCATGTTGCTGATGTTTTTAATGAACAACGAACTAGCGTTGACTAGATCTCCTCCAGCGTTTGAGAACTGTTCTTTCAGTTCATTCATGCTATTTCTGAAACTTTCCACATCAGGTCTTAGTACGAACGCCATCGCTAGTGATCTTGGCATCAGATGTCTCTTGGCACTGGCTAAGTTGAAAACAGCCCTAGTTAGCTTTGAACCTGCTGGCCAGCTCCTGAGTAATATAGAGAAGACAGAAGAGAACGCTGGGAACACAAAATTCTGGCACCAGGTCGTGCAATCCATTGAGTCTGACATGGTGGAGTTCACTGTACCAGCTGACTTGACCTCTCTGGCTTTTGCATAGTGATTCGGGGTAGCTGATGGTTTATCCGTGCCCTTAGTCAAGTATTCGTTAGAACATAACTCGGCGACGGTCCTCGCAATGCTCTCCACGAATCTAACTAGTATCCTTGATAGCATGGTTAGGATGAAAATCTCTCGAATTCCACCAAGCTGATTTTTCTTGAAAAGCGTACTCACTATTCCGCCAGAATCTAGACACATATCAAAAATTGTGCTTATCTCTCTAGCGGGTCTCGTCTGGCGTAGGTCAATTCTATCGAGTAGAGCAACTATCTCTTCAATGGCCTTAGATTTTTTGCTGCATTGATCATCGTCCTCAGTGTTTATGAGAAGATCCCTAAAACTCATTGTCTCCGGGTCGATACCTATATCCCCGAATTGGTCCAGACTGACGCTCGCTTTCATAGTGGCCAGCTCCTCATAAGTTATTTTGTCTAAATTTAGCACCATCCTATCAACCAAAATCTCTTCGGTGACCCCTTTTTCTCCTATGTGCTCAAGTATGCTCAGACCAACATTAGCCATGTGCTTTCTCGAGTATTCGTGTGACATGTAGATCGTGGGGTCATCATCCATTCGCCCGGTCTTGAGCACAGACATGTCATTATCTCTCAATTTGATCTCCATTTTTAGTAATTTATCAAAAATCTGAAAGTTGGCCGTGTATTCCTCACCCTTATCCTTGTTATGGTAGATTCCGAGGTATGAGAGATGGAGAGCCTCCTCGTAGTTTTTAAGACGTGAAAATGATATGAATGATACCAAATCGTCTACATTGTCTCTAGATAGCTGAGGAAGGTCCGGATCATCACCGTCATCTATCTCTGGCTTATCAACTTTGATATTCTCTCTGGAGAACGTCAGGAGCAATCTTTCTATAGCCCATAGCGTAACTCTAGATCTAATGATCGGTGGGAATTTTTCAAGGACCGCTAACCTATCTGTGCTAATCTGGCT